GATCCACTCCTTCTTTTTTTATACAGGTTTTAATATGGTCGAAGCACAAAAAATAATAGAAGCAATAGACGAGGGTTACGAGAAAGAGCCAAAAGAGAAAGCCAGAGATTATATCGGTGCATCTATGATTGGCACGGCTTGTGATGCCGAGATAGCATTTAGTCTGCGTGGCTTTCCAAACAATCCACCAACACCAAGACTCAAAAGAATATTTAGACTTGGTCACATTCTTGAAGACGAAGTCGTTAGAGATTTAAAAGTAAAAGCAGATGTCAGAGTCTGGGAAAAAGACGGACTGACTGGAAGACAGCATACATACGAAGAGCTAGGTGGTCACGTCGTCTGTCACATGGACGGACATATACAGCTAGACGAGAGAAAAGAAGACTTACATGTTCTTGAAATAAAAAGCATGAACGATGCTTCATGGAAAAAGTTTCAGAAGGAAGGCGTGAAGAAATCACATCCAAGATATTATTCACAGCTACAAATGATGATGGGGATGTCGCAAATGCGTACATCTTTTTTTATAGCAATCAATAAGAATACTAGCGAATACCATTCTGAGATTGTGGATTATGATGACCTTGAGTTTATGTTCATTAAAGAACGGATTGAGAGGGTTTTACTTAACAAAGCGAGGAAGATTAGCAATGACGAAACAGATTGGAGATGCCGAGGGTGTTTTAAAAGGGGTGCGTGTTGGGGGCAAATTGATGTTCCCAAGTCATGCACGACGTGTAAGTTTGCAATCGCCAAGTCAGATGGTGACTGGCATTGCCAGAAACACGGACGAAGTGCCAGAGAACTGTGTAACTTTTACGAGCTTTATGAACCGTTGCCGAAGGGAAGCTGACATGAAGTATGAAGAGTTGGAGAAAAAGTTTGTAACGTTACACAACAAACGTTCTGAAGTTATGAAAGAAATTGAATATAACGAGAACGAAATCAACTCCATACTAGAACGCATTGCAAGAAGTAATCTTGAGAAGGATGACTTTGCAAAAGCCAATGACAAACGCAAGCATCTTCGCAAAGAGACTGTGGAACTTAACCACAAGAAGCGAGAGCTTGAAGCACAGATACAACTGATAAAGATGAGAATGAAAAATGAATAAGAAATTTAATCGCACATCCTTTTTGGGTACAGCAGACCAGCTTATCAATAGTGACAGAGCCAAGGTGTACGGGCCAGCAAAGAAGAACCACGAAGACATTGCTAAGATTTGGTCTGTAATTCTTGGCAAGCAGATTACAGCTGAACAAGTTGTTATGTGTATGATTGGCTTGAAGATTTCACGGCTTATAAAAACACCAGAGCATGCAGATTCATGGGTGGACTTGTGTGCTTATGGAGCTATTGGAGGAGAAATAACAAATGAAAGTAATAATAGAGAGCCCGTACAAAGGGCTAAACGAGGCAGACCGAAAAAAAAATAAAGAGTTCGCACGTAGGTGTATGCTTGATTCATTAAAAAAGGGCGAGAGCCCTTTTTTATCTCATCTACTCTACACGCAAGTGCTAGACGAAGATGTAGAATCAGAAAGACGAATAGGATTGGAAGCTGCATTTAAGTGGTACGAGGTTGCAGACTACGTTGTTGTCTATACAGACAGAGGTATAACCAAAGGAATGAAAGAGGGTATAAAGGTAGCCAGAAATTTGAACAAGACTGTTGAGTATAGGTCTTTCAAATGAAGGAAGTAATTGTTTATAGTTTGTGGTTACTGATTGTTCCAGACATTGAGTCGTCAGAAGTAAAACTAAAAAGACTAGAGTTTACCAGTCATGCAAGTTGTTTAGTTATGGCTAACTTACTTGAACAAAAGAGAGACCCCATTGTACAGAAGAAGCAATGCCGAAGGGTCATCAAGTATCCAACAGACCAAGACAATAATAATAAGTAGTTTGTTTGCTAATCTGTTATTCGCTGAGTTCAAAGTGTGGAGCGTCAATGAAAGGACGTCTGCCCTCAGACCTACGTAAGTCTACATAAGCGTTCATAGCTTCTTCCATTGTTCCATCCCATTCACGAATGTCTGGTATCTGCCAGGCAGCACCCCAACGGATTCCAACTCCTTCGTCTTGGGCTGCTTGTTTCATTGCGTCTGCAACGTCGTCGTACAGATTCAATTCCCAAGAACCCCTCGAACCAATGTAACACATCAAGTCTACGGCATCACCAGTAAGGTGGCGTGACTTCATCGTCTTGGATGCACCTTTTGCTACCAGTTCCTCTTGTTCTTCTTGAGTTCGCAGACCACAGATAACTCCGAAGTCGATTTTCGTAAGGGTTATAGCTTTCATAACAACAATTTTCATGCTGTCATTTACGCCTTCAAGCTTGCCGAGGCTTCGTTCTGATAACTTAAATGCCATACTGTTTCCTTTTTTTGTTGCTGTGTGTATTCGTAAATGTCTGAATAAATCTTGCGTTATTTTTTTGTGTCCGTCTTTTTCATCTTGTCATAGCTCCTCATTCCGCCAATTCCGAGCATGCCAAACATTAATGGCATCATCACAGACATGTCTGCTTGTGGTATCATAATGCCAAAGCCAGCACAAATCGGTGCGACCATGTAGTTGATTCCAAGGCTGAGACCTGAAATCCAGCCAATCAAGGGGCGCCAAGACGACTGGAACCAGTTGCCCTGTGCGTCTGCCTTCAATACTTCTATCTGAGCGAGTGCAAGCTGCTGGGCATGTTTCTCAGACATCGTTGCCAACTCGTGGGCGATTTCTGCTTTCTTGTCTGCGTCAGGTATAAATTTATCTAGTAGCCCTGTTACTGGGCCAATCAGTGCTTGTATCATTTTCTTGCCATCCATGCTGTTGTTCCCATATATGCGCCGACTATTCCAGCGCCTGATATATAGAATAGGTTACTAATATCTGCTAGAGCTTGTACTCGCTCTATCGGTACGAAAAACATTGCAGCAGTAAATGCACCCATAGCAATCAGTGTGAACCTAGCCATGCGTAACTGCGCTAAATTTTTTCGTAAACTTGTTTCGGTTTCTTTTATAGCTTTTACGTGAGCCAGTTCTTCATCACTCACAATGCCGTCACCGTCTTCATCATATTCTGCATACTTAGATTTTACTTGTAGTTTCTTTTGGGTCATCGTCTTGCCTTCAGTTCGTCTAGGCTTTTTGTTTTCTTGCCTCCGTCATACTCCCAGGCGTATCCACGATAAACCATCTCTTCGTTTAAGTTCGTCTCTCCTATGTAAATCCACCCCAACATTCTACCATACTTGCCGTCTTTTTCTGTTTTAACTCTGAGACCTGAAGGCTCACCGTCAGCAAGACGTCTTGTAAGAAATGCTTTTGCTTCAAGTCCCATCTGCTTTTCTTCGAGGTCACGTGTTCTGCTTTCTGGTGCGTCGATACCAGCAAGACGTACACGTTCTTTTTTTGTAAGACTGAAGCCAAGGTCTATCACCATGTCGACAGTGTCGCCATCAACTATTTTGGTTATTTCTTTTATGGCGTATTCGTACATTAGTAATAGAACCTACCTTTTTTGCTAGATTGTTCTCCAGCTATCGCATCAACAATACCTTCTCTTGCTGCTCTGTTACCGCCAACGATAGGAATACGTTGCGCAAACTCACGTGCAGCAGCTCTTTCTTTAGCGTTGCTGTTGTCTTTGTCGTCAAAGATACCGCCAGCTGTTGTCATGGCTGAAGGTATAAGTCCAACTGTGGGGCCAAGAAGTGTGGATACCATTCTGTTTGCACCGTATGCACCGTTGTCCATTTGTGTTGCAAAAGAATGTATGATGTCACCAAGAAGACCAAAGCCACCCATGATAGCCATGCCCTCGAAGTACCAGCCTAAGAAATCGTTGTAATCTCCGTGGGTTTTTTCATCATAGCCCAGTATCTTTGCTAGGTTTCTCTTTCTAACTTCTGGGCTTTTGTTTTCATCACCACCTCTGGATTGCAAGACGTCCTTGACGGACAATGTTCCCGCACCAAACGCTGGGCCAAGAAGGAAAAATCCCATAGCTGGCTTGAAGTTTCCTTTGTCCATCTCTCTGAACACATGCCCACCAAGCCTTGCCATCATTAGAGGGAATGACTTGAGCTGGAACACTAGCGCACCAAAAGGTGTCTGCGCCCACATAGGTACATCATTTGGATTTGGTTGGAATATGCTGTCATCTGCGAATTTAAGAATAGCCATTTTAACATCTGGGTCTTCAAGCATTTTTGTGTTGCCGAGAGCAGTTCTTTCTTTTCTTTGATTCGGCAAGAACTTCTCAAGACCATACTGCTTCAAAGCACGATGTGCTTCTTTGTATGCTCTGGACTGATTAGCATATCCAATGTTTGGCTTAAAGTTATTGAAAGCTTTTTCTTGCATGGACTGGAACCAGTTGAAAGCTGTAGCACCAGCTATCTTTCTTTGCATGTCAGTCCAGTCTGTGAGCAACGTAGCGTTGAAGAAAGCATGTGATGCCTTGCCATCAGGTGCGCCATACAGGTGAATCATTCTTTCGTGGACAATGTTTTCCATAGCCACGCCTGTGTTTATGATGCCACGTCTAATCGCTGGGTCACCTGTCAAGCTGTTCATCTGAGCTAATGCTTTGATGTAAGACTTCATGCTACCAGAACGTATGATTGGTAGAACAACGTCACCAAGTGATGTCAGGGTTGTGTAAGAAAGAAGCGTAACGTTGTTGAAGAAACGCATCTTTCTGGAGAAGTTCATAACACTCTGGTTGCCTTGACCATCCATAGGTTTCTTCATGGCAACTTGCATTGAAGCTTCTATGAACTTGTGGTCATCTGGTTGTAGTGCGCCTTGCTTCCCGCCAAAGTCTTCTAGGGCGTGAACAATAGCTTCAGCTCTACGTCTGTACGTCTGGTTGATTTTACCAGTAGTTGCGTCTGTAGGTGCAACACTGTACAGCAGCTGCCTAACAGCTGGGGCTCCACCAACTCTGTTTGCTTCGTCTAGCTTTTCAACAAAAGGTCGAACATTGTTTCTATTACCACCACTAAATGGCATGGCTACAAGTTCTTGCAGTGTATAAAGTTCTTGTTTTCCATCTGCGTTCATAGATGTTCTGTCCATACGGAACACTTTGTCAGTCGTAAGAAGGTCAGCTATTCCAGATAGACCTTCGTCTGCAACTTTTAGGTAATCGTAGACAGCGTGACTGTTTACACCTAGCTCATCAATGTGTGTCATTCTTCGAGAGCTACCCTCAAAGTATTTAACAAGCAGTGCATCCAAGTCATCTTCAAGATACGGTTCAAGTTCTTTCAAGTTGTCACGTAGTCTTGGGTCATCAAGGTTGATGATTCGTGAATAATCTACATTCTCAAACGTTGGGTTTCTTGTTGTCCCTCTGATTGCGTGGTACACGCCATCAGAGCCCTCTTCTGTAAGAGTAGCTATGATACCTTTTGCAAAAGCATCTGCTTCGATTTCAGTTCCAGGGGGCAATCCACTTACAGCTCTTTCTGCTGTGTGGTATCTTTTCAGAGCAGACCTAAACTCACTTACGTTCTTAGTAATTTTGTCTGCACTCCAAACTTGTGGGAAATAGTTACGTCTGTAACCCACATCTATGCCAGCTTCTACCATAGCTTTACGCTCTGCATCAAAAGCTGCACGTATTTGTTTGTACACAAGACGTTCTGCGTCCGTTAAGTTTTTCTCCTGTCTAGTTCCATCTCCGTAACGTAAAGCTTTTACAATCTTTTTGTATGACTGTGGCTGTTCTGCAAGCCTGTCTGTGCCAGCGTATCTACCTATCGCACCGCCCACGTTTACAGATTTTTTAAACCACCTTTTAAGACTGCCGTCTGAATCAGGAAGCTTCCTAAGTGACTCTTGTATTGGGAAGTATATGCCAGCAAAACGAGAGTTTAGTTTTGGGAAGTGGTCTTTGTACCAACCACCAAGCCAGTTTGCTCCCATCTTTTTCATTCGGTTTGACTGTGTGTCGAGGAATCGAGAAGCACCCTGTCTCCTGATTGCCTGTTCTTCCTTTGGCGTGATAGTTCTTTTTCTCATAAGAGACATAAGAGCGCCGACGTAAGACGGGTCACCACCAGCTGTTTCTAGTAATTCGCCAAACTCACCAACAGGAATGTCATCCATTTTAGATATGGATTCAGAGGACAATGCTTCGACAATGCCACCAGTCGCACCTTTTGGAATTGGTGTAATCTTTGGCTCACTCTTAAATAGACCTTCTTGAATGTGGTCAAAGTCATCAGCGTCAATATGCTTAACCTGATTAGGCTTAAACAGAACGGCTGTTGTATGTTCTCTGCTTGTAGCTCCGTATGTTCTGTTGGTTTCCATAAGTTCTGGGCCATCATTTAAACTGTTTCTGTGTGTAGTTAACAGTCCGTCATAACCCATCTCTTGAAGCATGCCGTTGAACTCTGCTTGAGCGCCAGACCTACTTCTGCCACCAAAGTTTATCATTGCGTCAATAATGCTTTTGTAAATTTCTTCTCCAGTTCGTGGGCCTAGTTGTGAGTTGTTTCGTCCAAGACCAGAGAGGCTGCTAAATACTTGAGACGGCAAGCCCTCTTCAAGAAACTTTGCAGCCAAAGCTTCGATAAAAGGATGCTCTTCGTCTGAGTATATTGTATTAGCACGGAAGTCTGCTGGGCTTTTGAGGTCGATGACAGTTGGTAAAACATCGCCCTCAAGTTCCAAACCATTGTTTTTGAAATTATCAACAATAGCTCTTTCAGATACAATCAAGTCGTCAAGCTGTTCTTTAATTAGTGTTCTTTCAGCATTGAGTTCTTTTTCCAAATACACATTTGATTCGGGGTCAAATTCAGCAAATTGTCTACGCAACTTACCGATGTCTCGTCTAATGAGAACAAGCTCATAAGCGTCAAAGTGTAGGTCTTCTTTGACATTGTCTGGAATATCAGTGTTGTCTATGGCATCAACCATAGCTTGGAATGTTGGAGTCCTTGCGTACATCTGTGATGCTACATAAGGGTTCTCTGTTACATAAATTCCAGGGCCATAGATGCCAGACTCTGATGGTCTCATGTGTATGTTTGGATTTGTTTCTTTCTTAAACACGTTCTTTCTAGGTGTTCCGTGATAAAAGAACACTGGCATTTGTGTGCTTTGGTCTTCTCCAAAACCTTTGTTTGTAAAGTTTAGAATCCTAGCTTGCTTGTCTTTTGGCATGCTCATAAATGTATCGTAAGCATAATCTGCTGCATAGCTTGGGTGCGTAAGGTATTTTCCTTGTAAAGTACCAGCCATTGGTCTTGATACAGCTGTGTCTTCAAACATGTCTCCGTAAAAGGTTACACGTCTGAAAGCTTCTTTGACGTCTTGCCTTCCGATTTGTCCGTTGATTATGTAAGACGCATATTCAGCAGTTCTGTTGATTGCATCATCCATAATGGAAATGTTTTGAACTGCATACAAGTCATCACCAAGAGCGTCAGCCAAGATGTCGTCTCGTGTAATGTCTTCTTTCATGTACTTAGTGAGTGAGTCTCCAAACCACTCATAAGCCAGCATGTCTTCTTTTGTTGAGCTGTAGAAGTCATTGTACTTAGAGCCATACTTTGCTTCGATTGCGTCCCTTGTTTTTTGGTTAGCATTTCTGTAAGCAGTTTGAATAACTGCTAACTCATCCGCTTCGAGAGCCCCAGAGCGAATTACCATTTTGTTTAGCTCTGTGAATATGTCGTCTGCGCTGCCTGTGCCTTTTGTTAGATTTGCACCAAGACGTCTTACAAGAGTTCTAAAGTTCTTGAAGTCTGGATGTTGATAGTTTCCAAAAGCTCCTCCACCAGAGACTGAGTAGTCGCCCCCTGATAGTCTTGCCATATCGTCCATTGTAATTTTGTTTACGTCTTCAAGTGTGCCAACAGACGCTTTGTTTAGAATGTTAAACATTCTGTAAGCAATAGTTCTGCTCGTCGCCTCTACCTCTGGGTTTCTGTGTGTAATGAAAGAAAGCATTTCACGTACAGAAGCCCTTGCAGAAGGAGGTATGCCATCGCTAGACATAACACCTCTGCTGTGGTTTATCTCGATTTGCAGAGCGTCTTTTGTTTTCTTGAATCTTGGTGACAATATCTTGCCAGTACCACTCTTAGCACGTTTGTTGTTTTGTCTACGCTGTATTTCAAACAACAATTCGCTAAGTCTGTCTTTATCACCTGTGTGCAAGGCATCAAGGAATGAAGCCTCTAAGTCCTGACCGCTCATCTTAAATGTTTCACGTGAAACTTTTACAGGTTTGCCTTTGATTGTGGACGATTTTATTTTGTTTACAATCTCCAAACCAATCTGGTCACCATAGTCTGAGCCTTTATGTTTTACATAAAGGGCTCGTAGGTCAGAGATACTTTTGCCTTTAACGCTGTTAGTTCTTCCAGCATCAATAGCTTCTTTGCCATCTCTTGCTCTGTCATTACGTTTCTTCTTAGAGTTGTTGACAGCTTCTTCTGTAGTCAGATTGTCTTGTCTGTCTTTTTTCTTTTTAGCGTTACGTATTGTAGTTGTGCCTTTGACTTCGCCGTTAGCTCGTTTAGGCGCTGCACCTCTATCAAGTGAGGTTGGTTTTGAATCTGGAATAAGGTCTACAGTTTCTTCTACACGCTGATAGGCGTTGTTTAACTGCTTGTCCAACATGCCAAGTAAGTTCTCTGTAGACGAAGCTTGTAGGTTTTTAATTCGACCAGGGATACCTTCTGCTGGTTCAAACGTTCCAGCGTAGCCATTGTGGTAGAAGTCTTTTAACTGGTCTGCCACTTTCTCCATGTCTGACTCTGTGGAAAAGTCACCATAGTTACGTGCATCAAACCCGTCGTCTGTACCGTACTGTTTGCCGTCGATAATCTCGTCGTAATTGTTGATTCGGTCACGGATTATTTTGACCATGCCTCGTCTGCCAGCACCTTTTCTAAGTGGTGAGAAAATAGTTTGCTCAACACCATCACGTGCTACCAGTTTAGAATTTGGAACCATCTCAAGCAGAAGCTTTTGCAGTTCTCTGTGAGCATTAACAATCGCACTAGGACTATCAGAAGCTATAGCTGATTCTATATCTTCTCTAGCCAATGTGAGTTGTATAAACCGCTTGTGTATATGTTTGCCTAGAGGCGTTTGTGGATTTGCACCAACACCTAGAGTAAATGTTTTCTCTTCGCCACGGTCTGGAATAATCTTTGCGAACAATGGCTCAAGGTTAGGGTCAATCTTTGCGCCACGATAGTATCTATCAAAGATGGCTTTTACATAACCACTGATTCTTTCCCAAAACTTTTCTGTTTGTAGGTCAGGAGACTGCCTGTTTCTTGTAGCCCACATTTCAAACTGTTCAGCAAAGAACTCTGCTGGTTTGGTGGGTACATGTATTTTAAAAAGCTCGCCTTCTCTCGTTGCTTGCGCCTCTCCTTGAGGTAAAGACCTGTAATCATCGTTTACAGTCTTACTAAAACGACCACCTTTGTACTGAGATTTAGCAATGTTCCAAAACTCTGCTCTATCTTTCGGTGAAAGAATATTGTGATAAGCCCAGTGAGCTACTTCATGGTACAAAACATTAAGTCGTGGTTGGACTTTAATATCTTTTGGCCCAACCCTTGTCTTAATTTGTATGTCGTTGTCCATTGAGCTGTATTCGCCTTGGTTCCTCATTCTTTCTCTATTTATGAGAAGAGGTGCTTTGTCGGGGTCTCCGCCAAGGCTATCAATAAATCTTTTTGCTTCAGCTATTTCGTCTGCTGGATGTCCAGCAAATATCTTGTCAATCTGTAGCTTTGCTTCACGTCTTGTCGCTGTAGGCATGCTGTATCCGTTAGGAGAAAGCTTTGCCTCCAGTCCTTTTACAAACGCCATGTGTTCAATATGCCTGTCTATTTCGTTTTCTTTGACAGGCCAGCGTCTGCTCTCCATGTTGTTGACCATAGAACGTATTTCAAGTCCTGTGATTTTTCTGCCTTTGGATTCAAAAACACGACCAAAAGGTGAGATGGTATATTTACTTATTTCTTCGATGGTAGCCATATCCATGTCATCGAGTTCAAGCTCTAGCTTATCAAAGTCCTCCACGTCCATAGGGTCGCCACGACCAGTAGCTCCACCAGTCTCTAATCTTGTGGCATCAGGACTTACGTCCTCTGCTTCAGGAGGAAGACTGTCAAACAGTTTACGTCTTGCAGCGGATGTAGGTGCTTTTGTGTCTATAGGAGCGTAACGCACTTCCCAGTTTGCTGGGTCAGACTTTGCTCCACCCTTTTGCCCTATGATAGCTTCGATACCTTTGCCTTC